GTATTGTAACCACCTGATGTAGCATTTTCTATTAGCCAAACTTTAGACACAGTATCGGGTGCTAAAGTAATGGTACTGGCTTGTGATAAAGTCCCAGTTAATTTGACATAAATTTTACGAATACCATCTGTTGTCGCATTTGCCATTGTTATTGTTTGTGTTGACGAATCTGCCAACGCTTCAGTTCCATACGCAAAGGCTTCACCAATCAATTCGAGGTTCGTATTTGTCGAATCACCCCAGGTTCCCGACTCTTCGCCTGTGGCGATTTCTTTAAGTCTTAAATTATTTACATAAGTTGCCATTTATTTCTCCTATATTAAGCAGCTATTTCTATCCAATTTGCATCTTGAGTAATCTCAATATCACCCCAGATGGCAAAATTACCTACTGCTCCAGTTCCTACCTGCCCTGTTAAGGTCATATTAACACCCAAACTAAAAGTAAAGGAACCATTTACCACGCCTGTTGCTGGAATATCTCCAGCTAATTCAACCGTATTTTCAGTTATTGTAGTTACACTACTAACTGCACCCGTACCTACTACTGTGGTTAAGGCTTGGTTACAATCTCCTGTAACAGTTTCGTCACCTTGTGCAGTTGTACCAGCATGTCCTGTAACTCCATGTAAGGCTGCTCCCGTAGTAGCTAATGTTCCTACTGCTCCTGTACTCGCTACACCAGTTTCAGGAACATTCGCTGTTCCAGTCACACTGGCAATAGAAGTTATTGCTCCAACACTACCTAAACCTGTCTCAGTTACAGTAGCACCACCTGTAGCTACAACACTTGCTAAAGCTGAAGTTCCCGCTAGTCCACTAAGGGACACGGAAATAGGAATAGACGCAATTACTGTGCCAACTGCTCCTGTGCCCGCCAATCCTGTTAATACAACAGGTATAGGCTCATTCCAAGTGAGTTGATTCCAAGTACCTCTACCCCAACCAGTTATATTAGCCATAGGCTAACTTTACGCTATTCTTATGACAGCGTTACTTGCGTCAGCAGTAGGGAATGTGATGGTAAAACTACCTGCCGTAGAGGTTTTATTTCCACCAAAATCAAAGACCGCTACCGAAGGATCACCTGTAGCTGTGTCGTTGAAAATCATACATCCTCTTGCCGTTACAGTAGCTGTACCAAAAGTCAAATCAGCAAAATCCGTGAGTGCAGTAGTTCCAGAAGTAGTAGGTTCCACTTTGGTTAAAGTTCCACCTTTAGCCGTATAGTTGGTTCCTGTCGCTTCCTGATTGGTTGAGTAAGCCGTAGTAGTAGCACCCATAGTGGCTGAACTCGTGTAAAGAGCCAGCTTGAAGGTGTTTCCTCCCGTTGAGAAATTGTGCTTGGCTTGTAAGAGTTCTTTCTTAAAGCTGGTGCACATCGCCTGTGTTATCGCCATTATAGTCTCCTAATAATATTAGCTAGGTCTTGTTGACCTTGTTTTTCTAATTGATTGCATATCGTACAAATATGGTTATTAACCACTTCTTTCATATAATACACAATCACCTTTTGACACAGTTCCTTAAACGCATGAGCTTGTGCTTTTATCGGTTCAGGTGCTGTATCGCTTACAGAAATCAATTTATCTGTAGCCATTTTAGCCACTTCTTCAATAGAGTGACCTCTGTAATCTGTTGTTGTTACCCCCAAATCACCCAATGTTGTTTCAAATTGCTCAGTTTCCATATCAATATTTACTTGGTTCAGGAGGGGTAGTTGCAGGTGTATTGGCTCTATCTAACCATGTAACATCCGTATCGTATCTTCCAGCAATACCAAATGGAACTGATTGTTCCTTAATTACTTCAGACCACTTACAAACATTCATTTTACCATCTTCAAGATAAGAAATAACTGGATCAGCTAATCTATGGTAACCATATAGCTTGTCTTTAACATCTACGTTAGCATCCAATAAATTTGAACGGACTGCTACTTGTACTGTTACACCTCTTTCCATACATTTTGCTAACCAGAATTCACAACAAGCTCTGCCCATTTCAGCAAAATATAAATTACCTTTATAGGTAAAGTCTGCTCCGAATAAATTAACATTCCCCACTTGATTCCAACAGGCAAATGCAATGGCATAAGCGACTGTATTGTTTATGTATCCACATTCCGTATCTTTAATTAAAGCTTCTATCGGGTACAACTCTAAAGCAGGAACCCTTTCATCTAACTGACAAGTATAAATAGGACATTTTGTCTTTGGTAAAGTTTGTCTCATTATTTCTGACATATCACCTGCATCTTCAGACTCAAAAAATCTGGACACAGGGTCCATTACAAAAGCACGATCTGGATTAGGAATTACGCTAATCATCGCATTAATGACCCAAACTTCGTCAAACTCCTGACTATGCGTTATAGCCATGTGATAATCCAATTGACTGTTTCCCATCGCCACAATAGCTATATTTTTGCCTTTCAAGGCTTTTATCGGTTTTTTTAACATATCTGCTCCTTATGTTTTTATGTTACTGGTATCCTCAATTGTCCTGATCGATAAGCATCTTTACGATCTCTGCCATCACCAAGAACTTTAAGTCTTGCCAAAGCTTCCTCATATCTGGCTTGATATATCTGAAACATATCACCTTCGCCTTTCATGAAGGTGTAACCTTCAATCAAAGACCCATATAATAATGCGGTTTCTGCGTTGGTAGAAAGCCATGTAGTTCCTCCAGTGGCTCCTACTGTAATTGATGCAGGTCTGTAAAAATAATGTATCTCGGCTGCAAAAGCGGCTCCTGGTGTTGGACCAAGAATAAAGTATTTATCACTAAAAATTGCATAATACTTAGGAAAAGAACCACTTCCTGTTGCGGTAGCTGAAGGATAAGTTTCTCTAATCCAATTTACATCTTTGTTTAAAAGAAATTGCTGATTACTGTCTCCATCCGTTAATGATAAAGAATAAGGAGCCAAAAAATCAGTGGGCACCGATAAATATTTAACGTCTATCTCTGTTGTTCCCGTTTGATTTTTTCTAAAATCAGGCAATTGCACTACATTTAATATCCTTTCTTCTGCCTGTTTAATAATAGTATCTAAAGTATCTGTAAAAGTAGTTTCAGTATTCTGAAGGTAATTCTGTATAGCTGTCTTTAATCCTGCATAATTCATGATATTACTACCTTAATAAAACCTACTTCACCAGTCATGTACATATTCTCTAGATTACTGGGTCCAAATGCCGAGTTCCAACCGCCTATAGGATTCCATGCCGAAGTTCTCCTGCTTGCTGCTTGACCAAGAGGAGGTCTGGGATTCCTTAAAGCTATTGGATCGTAAATCTTAAAACTACCTTGTTGTAACTGTGGTTGAGGTTCATCATCACATTCGGGACACACCATCCAACCTGTGGGTCGCAAGTCTCTAGTTTGATTTCTTAATTCTTTTAAAGGATAGCGAAATCCGCAACGATCACAGAATCCAAACGCTTTATTACCTGCTGCAAATTCACTCATGAGTTATAAGTCCAAGGCACAAATCTAAAGGATGCCTTAACCCTGTTTTCCTCGGCTGCTAAATCAAATTGTTCCATGTATTCTTGTTTTAACAACGCTAATCGATTACCGACTGCTTCTGGATATTTCATTCCAACATAATAAGCTAAACCTGCTACTAGACTGGGAAGAAACAATTTTGGCACATCCATGTTATAACTGCCTAAATCCCCACTGTCGTAAACCTGTCTGACCCGATAATAGCTTAATACATAAGTTTGAATATCATCAGGTATAGGATATAAGACTAGCTTAAAGCTACTGGTTAATCGTTCTACATAATATTGTAAAGGTCTTCCTTCTTGCAATTTATTAGGCAAATCCGCATAACCTGATACAGAAACTCGTGTAAGATCATAATCAGTTTGACTAGAGGTATCACCACTATTTAGACGTAAATGCACTTCCAACATATCAACAGTGTCTGCATCAAAAGTATATTCAGAAGTACCAGCCGTTAAGGTGGTAGTTCCACTTTCTATAGTCCATAGGTTTAAGCCTCGGTTCTGCCATTCGAGCATCATCAGATCAAGACTGCGTCTGGCAGTCTTATAATCATATCCAGTGCGAGCTTCTAAGCCACACCTGTCAAATGCTTCATCGACAATATCACCGATATCTAAATTAAACGCATTGGTAGTCGTAGTAGCCATTTATTACCTTACTACTTCTGCACCTTGTCTGGCTCTTCTTCTTTGGGTTGAGCCAATAATACCACCCTCGTTCTTGTACTCTACCTCAACGCCTTTGGCTTGAGCTGCTTTTTTAGCAGCCTTTTTCCCTGCCTTATCATAAGGGTAATGTACACCATCTACTTTGGGCATATTTTTTCCTCCTCCTGAAAGTTTCCCTCCAGAACTTTTATTAGATTTTCCTGCTTTACTAAGAGCAATTGCGACAGACTGGTCTTGTGGGGTGCCCTCCTGCCGCAATGTTCTTATATTAGAGGAAATATCTTTATTAGATTTACCTTGCCTTAAAGGCATTAACTAGGATTAGCATAATGCTTGTGTGCCCAAACAATAATACTATAAGTATCACCGCTTGTCTGATCATTGGTTGTTAACAACAAATCACCATTTACACCGCTTCCTCCGTTATTGGGAATGCCTGGTAATTGATCCATTCCATAGGAAAAATTCCATGTATCACTCCAATCCTTAGGTGCTTGGCAAATAAACACATTGGAAGTTGCGTTCCAATACAGTTTAAAACCCATACCGATATTACTAAACCACATTCTCTGTAAAGAAACTCGGTTACAGGCTTGTCCTGTAAGGGGACTTGATTCCAAAGCTGAAACATCAATCTTAGCAACTGCACTTTCTCCCGTGCTATCGCTAATATTGGTAAATTTCATTACCAGATTTTTTCCGCCATCCTCTATTGTTTGTGATGTTACTGCGTCAGCCATAAGTTATCTCCTAATTATTATGTTAGGTCTCTTTTCTGAGCATATATAACAGTCACACGAATAGTTCCAGCCGAAGCTGAACCTGCTGTAATATCAACTTCAATCTTAGTAGTTGTACCAATATCTTTCCAGTTACCACAAATAGCCGCTACCCCTAGAGGTATACGTCTTGCTGTAGCTGAAATACCTAAGTTGTCCACATAGGCATCTGCATCAGATGCGGTTCCAATATCAATCTTAGAATCACTTGAAGACGATCCTGTAAATACAGTTTCTGTACTCAATATAAAATCAATAATTTGACTTTGTGCTGGTAGGTTAGCTAAAAGATTACTAGCACCTGCATTGTATGCAAATGCTGCCGTTTGTGACATTACAACCCAACCCGTGTTGGCTACGTCACCCGTATCCCCATAGGTTGTTCCTGTTGTATTTTGAATGGTCCCAGCTTTAACGGGACCTGAAAAAGTTGTTGTTGCCATAATTTAGTCTCCTAAATAACTCTATCGTCTTGGCAAGTCTGCTAGGGCAGTCGATAGATATAAAAAAATCCCTAGATGCAAAAAAAGGGAAGTAGTAAAAAACTACTTCCCTAATTTCTTATGACGAACCTGGAGAACCATACGCTCCTAATGGGTCTGAAACTCCAAAGGAGTATCTTTCCCTAGATTTGTAGCGAACATTGCCTGTATCGAAGTCCCCATCCATACTGTTCTCGATAGGGGTTCTGACAAAGTGCTTAAATCCGTTAGGAATATCGGTCATTAAGAACCATGCATTCGTGTCGGTTAAATAGTGATTAACTGTAAAACCTTCAGGAACAGTTCCTAAAGAACGAAAAGCGTTAATGTCATTGTCAGCAGTTCCTGGTCTACCTGGAGAGTCCAGCAATCTAGTTGCTGTAAACTGGTAGTTCGTAGGAATGACCAATTTACTTGGTCTTGCCGCAATTTTCAGTCCACGCTCATCTGTCCAACCAGAAATGGTAATGGTTGCATTCTCAAGAGAAGTCTCATTGAGGTCTGCAGCCGTAGCTGGGCGATTAGAGTTTTTCCCACCCGAAACAAGTGGGTGACCATCACCGCCAGTTATGCCATCACCTGATGCTGTGAATAAATTCACTCCATCACCTGATTGGTATGAGTTGGTAAATCCATTGTTAAATGGAACAACAGCCTTCTGTTGTTTGGTATAAGCCATACCACGAGCTAATGCTTTGGTATAACGAGCAGAGAGAGAGTCATAAAGGTTATCCTCCATTGCCTCCTCTGTGATCGCAAATCCCATTGCAATTGTTTCATGGTTATAGCGTGCTGTGAACGCCTCCTGTGCGTTGTCGTAGGACATCGCTCCACCTTCAGCCTTTACTGGAGCTGCTCCAAAGCCTGAAAGTTTAGTTTCTTCCTCGAAAGAACGATCAGAAGATTCCGTTTCATACAACTCTGCGTCTTCGTTTTCATACTTAGCGTATTCGAGTCCAAAGAGAGCATTAAGTCCAGGGAGGAGTTCTTTCAGCAATTGTGCTCTTGAAATAGCCATATTGAATTACTCCTATATACCTGTTGTATTATCGTATTGGTGCCCAGCGTTATATTTAACAATAACATCCGTATAGCTGTCTCCAACAGACGAATCTGGTCCATTAACGAAATCAATGATTCGTAATGGTAGAGTCGCTGTAGTAGATGCAGCCGTAGAAATGTCTACTGCGTTTTTACTGGTGCCAATTGTTGTAGAGCCTGAAGTGTTCGCCAGAGCTACATTATTTCCTAATGTAGTCTGAGCACCTGACCCATCACTTTGCATCTGAATTACCAATGCAGGGTCGGTTATAATATAACCTACCGCATCGGAAGCTGCAACAGAAGCTGTCCACATTTGTGCGAATGTCTTCTGACTAGTGTTTGGATCGGTGTAAGAACACCCAACAAATACCCCACATGGAGTGAAAGTAGTAGTTCCAGCGTCTTTTTCAATAGTCCCTGCCGCTACTAACTTTACAAAATCTCCATAGAAGATATTTACTGCATATGCACTTGCAATCTTTATGTGCTGAACTTTTCCTGAATAGGAACCGCTT